CGTTGCCGAATACTCATCTCGTTCATCACGAACATCGGCTACGGCATCAAACTCGGCGGCAAGACTATCAACAGTAATGTCGTCGGAATCAACCGACACATTAACGTTGAACCCGCCGTCTGTTCCATCTGTCATAACTGTCTCACTTCTATAGTAGTCACGGTTATATTCATCAGCACTGTCGGTACACGGACACTGGCTGTCCATTTCCCCATCGGACTCGGGGTCAGCACAGTCCAGTTCGTCGGCCCGCTCCTTGATACGCTGCTCTAAGGTGGACTGCTCAACGTCGTAGTCGCCGTGTCCACGAAGGTGCCACGCATCCTGCACGTCACTGCAACTGTTGATCGGATACTTTGGTTCATCCGCCGACGTTTCATCGGGGGCGATAGCAAAGTACCGATCATCCTCACGGTAGTCCATCTCCATTTGGGTGTCGTCGGGCATCATTTCCTCACGCTCGACGCCTCTCACAATATCCCACGCCCACACTTGTTCGTTGTCTCGCTTCAGTCCCCACACGTCACTGATGCCGACAGTGAGAGTCCGCTTCGTGTCACGCCACATCTCTCCGTCCTCGGTCACGATGTTGACCATATAATATGGCTCATTCTCTGGAGCGTGCACGATATAGCCAGTCAGCCCATCAATGGCGTCCCATCGAACGACCGCGCCTTCAGTAAGCTTCTGTTCGACGGACAACTCCATCGCGTCCATATCCTCCTTTGTGTCCATCATCTCATTGGCCCAACTGACACCAGCATCGCCGCCCCACGCAAGCCACATTACGTGACCACAATCCGTGTGAGGTTCCTCACCCTCATCTACCCCGCTGTTGCTTTCGTGGCGGGCAAACATCGACATTCGGCTGATGGTGTCCCAACTGACTGCGCCACCCTCAGCCAACTGCCGAGCACGACGCCAGCCAGTTTCTGTCCCACAACTGTCAGGAACCTTTCCATCATCCTTCCACCCAAGAACCTTCTGTGCGTTATCTTGGGCTTCCTGTGGCGGAGTACGATCTTCTGCTTCATCAATACTGATAATCGAGTCGTTTGTTGGGCCACCCCACGACCGCAATTCACTCATTTTGTGCCGCACAAACTCGTCTTTTGACTCACCACTTTCATCGTCGTAGACCTCCACGACCGTGGCAGGGTCGTCGTCTTCGGCACAGACCTCCATATCTCCCTTGCCACGGGTTGTACAGCCGTCTCGAATAATTTCATCAATTTTTCCATATGCGGTACCACCAGACGCATCCCACTCTACCCACGAACCTGATTGCATTGTTTGATCTTTCCTCGTTTGATATGTCGTTGTTTCGTCCCAGTCCATTCCAGTTGCGTGCGAGTCGGCTACGGGGAGTCCACAGCCCTCTGCCGACGAACAACGGCCCTGCTTTACAGAGGCAACGTGGTCGCCATACAAGTTCACCTGATATTCTTCGGGCGTATTCGAGGTGAGTGTTCCAACATCACCGTCATACGTTGGCACACGGTCGTTGTAGAACCCAATCGAAAGGTCTTGGGAGTCCTCGATAAACTCCATTACCTCTACGTCACCTTCAGGAATATACAGATCGGCAAGCAACGTTTCCTCGTCGGCGTCATAGCGTGGCTTGCGGAAAAAGCCACGCACGTCGGACACACGCTTGACCATCCCAGTGTTCGGATGTGTCACCGTGTATGGCGCGTTATCGAAGGACCACGCCGCTTTCCGTAGTTCCTCAGCAGGCTTTTGCCGTTCGACCAGTTCGCCATCCTGATCGAGATAATACTGTTTGATCGGCCTCGCCAGTGCCGCCTGTTCGATTTTATAAAACTGATCCGTCTCAAATGCGTCTTCGTGCGGCGGTGCATCAACGGTTACTGTCGCAATCTCATTCCACTGGAAATCGACAGTAACGCTATCACCATCGGAATCGACGGTCACACCATTCGTGTCAACCGTCGAAAACGCATTCGATACAGTATCAGTCGAAAAAACTGTCATTCTCTATGTTAATCAGTAGTGTGAGTGCAGTTAGTTTTGTAGTTCTGTAATCCGCTTCGCAATTCGTTCAACGTCCCTGTCAGACAACCCATCGGCAGTAGGCTGTTCGGACGCCGTTTGCGTGCCCTGTTCCATTCCGCCACCGTTCTGTCCAGCACGCGGCGCACCACCAGCAATCTGTCCTTCGGCCTTCTCTTCAGCGGTCTCACCACCCTGCTGATGGACGTTAAGCGACTCAAGGAACTGAATTTCCTCGTCGCTAAATTCATCACTCCAGTCCATATCAATGTCGGACCACTCCTGTTGCAGAATGCTCCGTGCCTCCATTGGCGTGAGGATGAACGTGTCAACGCCCTGTGAGACAGTCTGCATCATTCTGGTGATGCGTTCAGCCTTGTCCAGCCCCGACAGCTTGAACAGCGGCCCCCACTGAACTTCAAACTCAGCAGTGTACTGTTCACCAGTCCGATTATCAGTCAGTCTGAAGATCCGCTCGACAAATGCTTTAATGAGCCGAGTGAACTGCTCATTCCGCATTCGCTCGACCTGATTGAAGTAATTCTTAATGTCGGTTTCGGACCCCGTGACAGTCCCGCTCTGTGTGCCGAACAGCACACTTTTCGTCATTTCAACTGACGCACATACCTGATCGAAAAGCACATCAAAGTATTCTCGCGGCTGGAGTTGGCCGTCAGTCTGGTAGTCCTGAATCTCATAGCCAAACGGCGTGACAACCTCACTTTTCGCATTCAGGTTGTCCATTTCTTCAGTCGCGTTTTCGTAGTCCTCCTCGTCAGCATCTTCGGGCAACTCAACGTGATATAACTTGGCTGCATATCGGAAGATGGTCTGCATCATCGCCCAGTTGCCTTTCTTTAGCCCATTAAGAATATCGAAGACGTTGAGCAGTACACTGTCGCCCTCGTACTTACCTAACGTCGGGTCTTCCAAGTCGCCGTCAACCGTCGTATTCACCGAAATGTGGAGGAACCGATTCCGATGGAAGAACTTCACGTCTTCAGTCGGGTCAGTGTTGTCGATCCAGTTTGGTTCTCCAACCAGATAGCCGAGTGGTTCCTTATACGTGTCACTCATCTCATCGGTGTCCATCACAATCCCAGTCGGACGAATTTGATAGTCGTCATAGTCCAACTGCTCGATGGGGTCTGCCTCGGCTCCAGCAGGAATCACGCCCTGTGAGGAATCGTAGCGAGCAAGATCGTCAACTGTATGTATTTCCAGCTTCTTCACGTCACGGACAGTGGCATTCTCGTCCATCGGATCGTACTGGACGCCACTTGTGTTGTCGTCCAGCACCATATACAGCAGACTGAAGCCGTCACGACGAGCTTTCTGATAGGCATCAATAAACGTCGAAGTAAAGTCAAGCCCGTTAAGCCGCCCGCGTACATCACGGTTGGTTTCTTTAATCTCAAACCCGTGCTTGAACGCATCAGCAACGGGCTTGTCTACAATGGTCTTCCCAATAGACGACCGATACAGCCACCGAATACGGTTGATCGTTGGTCGTGACGTGAGTTTGCGGGCGTCAACCTCGTCAGCCGAGTCGCCCAACTGCGAAGCCGATTGTCCATCACTACGACGAGTGTACACACTGTTGACACGCTTGTGTGAGAATGTCGTCGTATTGTCCGTGGTCGGCTCCGCCACGTCAATCTCAAACTCGCTCATTCTCTACTGTAAGAGTAGTGTGGATGGGACACGGCGGTTAGATCCCGCTACGGTTCTGTGTGTGGATCGACTTGAGTGTTCGAGTGCTGCCAAACTTGTGTGCGCCGATCCACATATAGACAAATGCTTGGAACGCATCGTCATTTCTGTCAGCCAACACTTTCAGTTTCTTTTTGCCGTCCGCCGTTTCGACACGATCAGTGTACGGTGCCGTCAACTGATCTTTAAGTTTCGTTCCACTACCATCACGGTCAAAACGGAGACCGTTCTTCGGAATCCGAATCGACCCACTTTTGAAATACGCAACCATATTTTCGATCATATGGGTGCGTGAAACGGTGCAGAACGGTGAGTCCTTGAACGACGAATTTGCGAACTTTGGACGGTCCTTGTCTTTGATATTACCATAGATAATACCGCAGACTTCATCCCACCCGTTTTCGTTCCAGATGTTATTGCCGTCTTGCAGATCCTCACGCTGCTTCGCACCATATCCTTCGTCAACCGCAATCCGATCAGCTTTGTAGTCACGGATGTGGTCTTCAACGCGCTTCATTTCTTGCTGCTTACTGAGGTCGGAATCAAGCAAATCGACCTTTAGAATATCCGTAACCTCTCTGTCACCTTCCTCATACGTCTCGCCAGCCACAATGACAGTATCAGAAGCCTGCGGACCACTTCCGCCGCCCCAATCAACACCAATAGACACAATCGAATCATCATACTGCCGACTGCGTTTCCAACCGTCGTCAACAAACGCCTCACGAACGTGGTCATCGTTTAACAGGTCGTTTTCGGGCGAATAGAACTCTGCAAGAACTTCGTTACGGAACTTCTTTTCAGTATACTTCTGTTTCTTAAATTCAATCTTCGTGTCGTCGTGGACTGGTGACGAATACTGGTCGATATGCCACCCGCTAATCGAATAGCCCTGAATGGCGTCAGCTTTGTCGTGAAGCGATTTGATCTCCGAGCAAAGGTATTCAACCTTTTCGTCAACAAACGCCTCTTGCGGCGGACTGTCGCGCTTCTGAGCAGCCTCATAGCACCGCCGAGCCTCCTCGTGCAGATACTCGGTCAGTTCACCAGCTTCGGCACGGTACTCCTCACGCTGCTCGGCCATTTCCGCAGGAATAAATTCGTCGGAGTCGGATTGTGCGACCCACGAGCCGCCCCGCCCCGTTTCCGCTGGCACCCAATCTTTCTGGTCCGACATTTTCCACAGGTCGTGGAAGAACGAATTAGCCATCTTCGGCGTGCCAATCACAAAGATGGTCGGGAAGTAGTCTACTTCAGGCACAGACTGGTCGATGGCTTCAAGGAACGTCGAGAACATTCCCTCGTCAACGTCCTGAAACTCGTCAATCACACCAAGATGGCCGTGGAGTCCACGAAGGGCGTCACCATCACCCCACGCAGAACGGGCCTTTACGTCGGCCTCAGTGTGGTTTATGTCACCATCATCAGACTCGATCTTCCGTTCAAATTTCTGATGTGAAACATTATTCTTGGTGCGGAGTTGTGCCAGCCCACTTTCTTTCACACCAGACTTGAAGCGGTCCATTACCTCGGTGAACTGTTCGCGCCGTGGTGCAGTTACGTCGGCCTCGATAAACGGGTAGTTGCCAACCGCCCACTCGACTGCACTCGTCGCCACGGTCGTTTTAAGTCCCCCACGACAAAACAGCAGGACGTTAATGTCGGCCCACTGGTCTGGATTCAACGGCCCATCGTCGTCGGCAAGGTAATACAGAAACTCGCCTTCCTCGTCGTCAGCACTTTCTTTCGGTCCAGTATCGTCGTAAAAA